TTCTTCATCTTTTAGATTTGCTTTTTTAATAATTTGATATACAGTATCGGCTGGGCCCAACGTTCTCTCTTCTAATATAACAACTTTGATTTTATCTCCGTATTCTTGCTCAATGAATGTAGAGGTATGATATTTGTCATTGTGTTCTTTTAGTAATCCTATAGTTATAGGATACAGTCCAATGAAAGGCTCTAACGATTTCTCAAACATCATTTTGCCCGAGAAATCAGTTAGTGTATACTTTGGTCGCATTTTAGGGAATCTTGTAGATAGTCCCGCAGCCGGCATGATTATTTCCATAATCTTTTTATTCCTTCTAATAATAAATTTCTTTCAATAGTGTTTGGTTTTGAGTATCTGTACACACGCAACAACATCAATACTAACAAATAATTATTGTCAGCAATAGGATATCTTTTTAGCAACTCTTGCTGAATATGTTTTATTTTTATATCAATCATTACGTTATCATAACGAGTAAACCATCCGCATTCTAAATCTTGTCTCAATTTAGCAATGTCAAAAATATATGAATCGTAATCAGTTGTTTGACCATCAATTAGCAAAAATCCCCTGTTTTCAGCATACAGTATATTTTCTAAGGTTAGATCTCCGTAGTATTCAGACTGTGGCAAAATTTTAGGAAGTTTATCAAATAGCTGATTAGCAGTAAACGGAATCTCATTTGAAAATGATATTTCGTTTAATTTTTCTTTATAAATTTCAGAATAGTCTTTATCAGTGGAATTAGATTTGAGTTGGTCGATAATTGTTGTTAAAAAATTTAATAAAGCTTCGTAG